CAATGCTGTTAGCATATAGGAAATCCTGAATCAGGTTTGATCCTGCTAGGAAGCGAAGGTCTGCACGACGTTGCTTGTACTTACGTGGCATTGCCTTGAGTGCTTTGTTAAACAACTCACGGCTTACGCCTGCTCCAAGAGCATCTACTACGTGTGCATTTGCCTTTGCCTTCTTTACAACGCCATCAAATGACTTGTATAGGGCATCGGTTGTTAGGGATGTATCACCATTGAGGATTACATCTTCAATGTCGTTACCTGCCTGTGTTGCCATCAAACGTGCAATATGATCTTCAAGATCTGCACCTTCGATGTTATCTTCTAGTGACTCTGTTGAAAGTTCCCAGTCCATGCGGAGCTTCTTTGTAGTCAAAGAGATTTTTGAGAAAGTTACTGCGCCATTTACGGCTGTATTGTCACCTTCGGTTGCAAGCTTCATAAGCTTCTCACCAACGGACATACGATCAATCTCAGATGTGTCAGCCTTCATACGAACTGTACGGGCGACCTTACCGATTACGGTAGCGTCGAACATGTAGTCCAGGAAGCGAGCTGATTGTTCTGCGTTTAGGAGACCAGCGTTGCCTGCCTCGCCAGCTTTATGCTGACCAGTAGCAGAACCACCTGTGACTCCTGCAAAAGTACCTGTTGCAGTTGTACCTGCAGCGATAGCTTTTTCTAAGTTTTCATTACTCATTTTATATTTCACCTACCTTATTTTAGTTAAAAATTTCGTTCACGGAACCAAGGAAAGAACCGTTCCACTTTGATTTTTTGATCATTACTTCCTGAGACCCGCCAAGGTCTGAGGACTTCTTAATTGCAGTCTCTGATTCTACTGCGTCGACACGCTTTTGTACACCATCAATCGTGCTCTTGATATTTTCAACAGCAGTTGAGAGTGCTGTGTGTTGTTCTGCCAACTCTGAAATTCGGCTATCTACGCTCTTGCTGAACGTTTCAACTGTATCTTTAATTGTTGAAACTTGTTCTGCATTTGCCTCTGTAGCTTTATTCAATGTCTCTGAGAAAAATCCCTTAAGGTCGCCAAGCATTTTAGCAAAATCAGGTTCATCAACCATAACTTCTGATACATCGGCTGCTTTTTCTAGAGTTTCGGCAGGAGCGTCTTCTACTGGTGCTTCTACAACTGCTGGTGCTTCTTCGGCAACAACTGATGCTTCCGCAACTACAGTCTCTTCGACTGCTGTGTTTTCTGTGTTTTCTGACACTTCATTACCTCCTTCTATGTCTGCCTGTTTTGCAATTTGTGTTTCAGGCGTGGACAATCTTGATTTTTTATGTAAATCAAGAATCTTTTTTATTTCTTTTGCTTTGTTAACATCGTTTGACTCTACCCATCCGATTAGTGTTGCAGGCTTTCCTGTAACTGGGGAATCGTATGATGCTTCTGTTGAAATAAATACTGAGTCTGAGTCTGCACAATAAAAAATGTTTTCTGCTTTAACTTCAGTTGCTATTCCTTTAAATATTAGTTCGCCGTTCATCTTGGAGATAGAAAGGATGTTACATAGTTCGTTTGCTGGAGAGTCGACAATTGAAAGCTCCATTAAAGAATAATCCTTAATAAATCTTGTTGTCTTACCAGTTGACTTATTGACTTCGTTATCTGATTCAATAATCTTTCCGCCGATTGAAAATCCTGTTAGAGTTCCATCTAGAACTTTTTCCCAAGTATCTTGAGCACCCTTTGAAACGTATGCGTCAACATAGACTCCATTATAAAATTCTTGCGACTTAGCATCATAGTATGTTTCTGGCTTAAATGAAATCATTTTGCCAACTGCATTTGAGCTGTGCATCTCACGAATGTTTCCTCGGAAATTTTCAAAAGCTTTAATGCTTGCTTCCATAGTTACTACGTCACCTGTCTGATCAACGTTGTCTAGTGTTGCAAAACCTGAGACAGTACGCTTTTCACGGTTGACTTTTGTAAATGGGACCGATAAAACTATCTGATCGCCATTGGAAGACCATAAGGATTTTTCAATGTTCATATGCTTAATTTTATAACGTTATCGTATATAAGGCAAATAATGGTTGAGCAGGGTCAGTCGACTTGTCTTCCGTCTCCTTGAGCATTTCTTCCCTCTCCAGAAATATCGGGGGAATTTGCAGACCTTTCAGAATCTCTAGCTCTGGTTTTTCCTGCCTGTGCTCTAACCTCTGCCTGTGCCTGTGGCTTTAACTCTACAACTTTATCTCCACCATCAATTGGAACCATGCCCATTCTAATTCTTACTTCATTAGGAGTTACTACCTGCATCCTTAAATATCTTTCATCAATTTTAGACTGAGTGTCTTCGTCGGTCAAAGTAAGCTCATTAAATTTAAGAAGCAGGGCATCGGTCATTTCTTCAATAATTTTATTTAATTTCTTTTCTAAATTCATTTGTGCTGGGCGGCATACTTGCTCTCTAAATGTTTTATCGGCATCTCTGGCTACCGCTAAATTTACTCCCTCTGGAGTTCCAATTTTATTAATTGGCACACGGTGAGATAATAGAATTTCGTCTCTATTTGATTTACGATATACGTTAAATGAAGACTCTTGGGTTCCCGCCTCAATTGGCTCCATCTTAAATTCAACCTTTGAATCTGGTGAATCTGGAGGAAGTGGAATATATAGAGATCTATGGTTCTTGCCCCTCAGTCCAACTTGGAAGAACTCAAGCAATTTACGCTCTGACTCTGTAGAAAGCTTTGCACCCTTTACTGTAATAATGTAACGAGGCACCGCCTTATTCTCAAAGTAATCAAGGTTGTACTTACCAGCAAATTCATTTCCTGCCATTGCATTTGATGACGCTACAATATCTGGGATACCGTAGTAGTTATTTGTAGGGGTGTACTTCTTAAGATGAATAATTTCGTTAGGTCTATCTAGTCCGCCTGCAATTGGATTCTCTGTTTCTTGATCTCCAAATGTACGGAAGAATACTGCCTTGCCATAAAGCAATTGAATAAATCCATCACGCAGTCTACGAATTCTCATAGTCTTTGCTGGAATGTGACCGATATATCCAATCTTGCCAGCAGATGTTCTGCCGATTTCAATATAGCCATTTCCTGTTGCTTCAACGTCTGTGTATGCTTTAATTAATGTCTCTGTAAATGTTTCTTCTTCATTGCAATTCTCAAGCCACTCGTATAAATCTTGACGTAGTCTATTTAGCTTTCTACGAGCTCTCTCTAATGATTTATCATCTGTAATATTATCAAACGCTTCTTGCGTTTTACGTGTTTCAACAAAGTCATGGCCAAGACCAACAATATTTGAAACCTTAGCATTAATTGCTGAATAGTTGTATGGAGAAATTTCATAAATAGTTGATAGGTAATCTAGGTTATAAGGAGGCTCAACAAGATCAAACATTGCATAGCCAGTGACTGCTTGCTGCAATAGGTTTTGCTGTGTCTCTGTTCCGTCAAGACCCTGAAATCTTTTTTGTAGATCTCTATTCATCTTGCGACGAAATGCTGGGCTAAGCCCTGAAATTTTTGTTAGATCTTCTCCGCTCACCTTAAATAGGTCAGTAGTTGTTTCTTCTCTGGGAGTATTAAACTTCATCCAGTCCGCCACGTTTGAGACTACAATATCTTGTGAGTCATCATCTTCTACAAATTTTGTCATCTTAGTTTACCTAACTTTTTCATTTCATCTTTATAGTTTCCAATATCCAAAGGATCTGGAACTAGTCCCCACTCAAGTCTTTGTTTTTGTTCTGCAAACTCTTCGTCGTTGATTTTCCGCCTAGCGGAAAGAAACTTAGGCCCGCCTTCATATATGCCGTATGAGCGAACTTCTCTAGCCAAAGCATCGATGAGGGATCTATTTCCCTTTTTGGACGTGACCGAAAGATAATTACCATCATCGTCTCCAATCCATCTGCCGTCAGGCATTTCCCAAACATATATGCCTAGGGTTGATTCATCTTGCAAAATTTTTGTATTAGTCTTCTTGATGTCCATAGACCTTTATTTTACCATTACTTGCTGTCTAAGTCCAGCTTTTTGTCAAGGTGCGTGACAAATTTATATACTTTGTACCACGATCCAGTCGTTATCATAGTATTCTGGTGCTTCTTCTGTCACATTGATAGCTGGATCTACGACTGAAGTAGAAGGTCTTCCACAATATAAATCAAAATGTGTGTCTACTTCTGTAATTGAAAGGGCTCTAGGGTATAAGGCAATATTATTATATAGATTATCTGGCCCCCCAGAAGATTCATAATTAAATTTAAATACTCCCGTAATTGGAGATGCAAATACTAAAACTATGTGGTGAGGCTCTCCTGGGACCAGGAAATTGTTTACATTTGTTTGCGATGTCTTATCTACCCCATTGACGTAAAGAGCGCTTATAGAGGCCTTAGAGACCGTTTGAGAGCCATTCCAGGCATACTTAGTGCCAGAGGCTGCGTGATAAAATAATGTATTTGCGCCATTAGTCTTAGGAGTAAAAAACATCTCTACTGTACTTATATTTAATCCAGTATTAGAATCAAATCCATACCCAGACTTAGCCCTAATTCCATTATTGTAGTGTCTAATTAATGGTGAATAATTTAATGATCCGACTCTAAATTGACTATTAGATCCAATATAACTATTTGAGTTGTCTGCATACACCAAGGATTCTCTATAGAACCTGATTGAAAAATAAGAAAGTCTAGGAAGGAACTTACTAGCATCTGTAGTAGACATTGTGATTTTTATATAAAGTAGCCCACTAGAATTAAATGATCCTTTTGTGTATTGTGGGATAGAGTCTCCATTTTCACACACTACATAATTAGTTCCATCTATACTGGTTTGAACTGTAATTCCTAAGTCGTTCCGCCATTCAATTTTTGAATTTGTCAATCCACTTTCTGTTGGAATAAATAAAAAGTCTTCAATAATTAATGTTTTTGAGATAGCGGTTTCAGTCGGAATAAAAGATACATATTGACCTACTTCATCATAATAAGTATTAGAATCTATTACCTCGTCCCAAGGCTTGGATACACCGTATATGTAATCAAAGTCCACTCTGTTATTTAAATCTGAGCAAGAAAACACTGTGCCATTTTCTGGGTGCGCCACATGAATTGGCTGTATGTAATAATTGCCGTCATTGAAATGCTTTAATATCTTATCTCCTGTTAGCCCATATCTATATACCGCTGGAGCATCTACAATAAAGGAGTCAGACACATTTGAGGTTGGACCAATTTGTAAGTCTAACTGTGTATTAGTAAATTTAAATGAAGAGTCTATAGATTTAATTGCTACCTGCTTACCATCTATAAACAAGCTAATAGAATCAACCGAATAAACTCCTGCTACGTGAATAGCTTTTTTGCTATAAAATAATGCCCATCTAATTTGCTCCGTACTGGAAATTTTAAACACTACATCTCCCTTTTCATAATATAAACCTATGCCGTCTGCAACATCTGCAAACAGAGGGGTTGATGTGGAAGATTGAATATCTTGACTTACCCATAGCTCTAAGGTAAAGTCATTGTCTGAAGAGTATTTGTTTCCTAGCCCATTTGAAACAGATGAGCCATAGAAGTCTTTTGATGTTGGTAGTGTTATATAAGCAGTATTAGTTATTTTGGTTCCTGATCCGCCGCCTGCAATAATTGGCAACATGTTTGATGCGGGAGATCCCACATATGTAGCATTATTTCCACACCCTGAAATATCTGCGGCATTAGTCCCCGAAGTCTCATCCAGTGGCCAAAACCCAATTGGATAATCTTTGATAACCTTCAGTGTATACGTCATAATTCTATTATATACTAACTCTTACCTTTTGAAAAAGAATATGGGCACCATATACTTAGTTCCAGATATTGTTGGCTTTGGATCATGCAAAACTCCTTCTGAGGCAAATACAACTACGCTTCCAGCTTCTGGCTTTAATGATATGCCGTGATCTGGGAATTCTATTTCTCCGCCTTCGTAGTCATCATTTAAATACATAACCATTGAAACAGTAGATGTATGCTCTGCCCCATCGTATGCGTCTACATGCGCCCCCATATGAACACCAACATTATATTTATTTATACCAAAATAAACTGGTAAGTATCCTAGTTCTATTCCAGAACTAGCAGCATACTCTTCACCTATTGAGATTACATTTTGTGTAATCATAGAGCAAAGTTTGGCATTACTTCTATCTGCATCCGTAATGTTTTGAAACATATTTAAAAAGCATTTTTTTAGCTTCCCATAAGAAACATTACTATTTGATGCATTCCACTGTTCCCATTGTGATATTTGAGAAAAGGGACCCTGAAAGGCATCCATATCTTCAATCTCTTTTACAAAGGATATCGGGTCTGCAATAACATTTTTATAGTAATGTATTTCAGGATGTAAAATTTCTTTAATCATATTTACCTTTATATGTTGGAATGTTGCCAACTTCTTGGCCCTTCTTCCACTCCTTATAGGTTTCTTCTTGTTCTGCTCTTGTTTGCTTTAATTCAGATTCCCACTCCGCTATCTGCTCTGGAGTGTAAACAGCATCTGCATTATCCCAAAAGGATCCAACCGTGTATCTTTCTGCATTTTTAACAGTAGTCACTTCATGCTCATTGCCATGCCCACCTTTAAAGAAGGCCAATCTTCCTGGCTTTGCTTTGACCACTATATCGTGATGTTTAAAGTTTAGGTCCCCACCTTCAAAATTATCATTTAGATATAAGAATCCAGCATACTTACTTTTATAAAATGCAGATGGGCTTCCGTCTTCATGTGTATTGTCTGAATGAAAACTAGCAAATGCTCCAATAACCCATTTTTGTGCATGATAGCTTACCTCTGATAGCTCTCTACCAAAACACTCTTCTCCAGCTTTTTTAATTTTTTCCTTTAATTGAGAAAAGTAATCTGATGGCAGCCCAAACAACAATAGGTTATCGTCATGTGGCCAGTAGCCCATGGCAAATGAGCCATAAAAAGAAATTTGGTTCCACTCTAAATGTCCTGCATTTACAATTCCGTCTAGGTATCCAATAATAGACTTACATTCCTCTTCTGTTATTAAATTATCAATAATAAAGACATCGTCTTTTAAAGCTGTTATTTCCATTAGCATTCCTTCTTTTCTGCTTTAGATACAAAATCTAAATGATCTTCTATTTCTTTTTTAGTTGGCTCAACCTTTTGGCCATCTTTAAACACTAAGTTTCCTCCATAAATGTCGGCGTCTATTCTTGCCTGTTCCATTTCGGCCCAACGTTTTGCCCCATACTTAAGCTGGTTAGCAAGCCACTCTTCTGATCCTGCATACGGGTAGATCATAAAGTTTCTAATAAGATACTTGTTACCTCTAGTAGCTGTTCTAACTCCGTGATAATAAGGCTCTCCAGATGGAAATACCATGATGTCTCCAGCCTCTGGTTTATATGCAGGAACAAATTCCCCGTCTACATAAAATTCAATCTCTCCACCTTCATAGTCATCATTGATGTAAACAGTGCATGTTAAGAAAAATTGATTGCCTGGCATGTCTTTTTCGCTTTGCTTAAAATCTGTATGGT